CGATACTTCTACCTTTACCTAAGATTCGATCTTTCAAAACCCGCGTTATTGGAAACTCCTTTCGAACAGGAATCTCTGCCGGGAATTGTTTACGTACTAAGGGCAAATGCCCTGTATGTTGCAAAACCGACACCTGCTCCGAATCGACAATCGATAACACCGATCCATCTCCTACCACAAACTTTCCATCAGTTAAAGGTCGCCGCCAATGTTCATCCAAAGTTTTTTCTAAATCTTCTGGATCGTAATATAGTGACGACTCACCTACACTACCTATAAACAACTTTTTTTTCTCATATAAAAAGTCACCATATTGAGACAAAAATGGATCGTAATTTTTTATTTTTTCTTTTTCTATTTTATCATATTTTATCCCCACATATAATTCATCCCTACACCTTTTCTCAAAAAAGACGCATGCGAATTTTTTCCGTAATTCGGGGTAAGGTTCAAAAACCTTAGCCCCTAAGTTTAGTCCAACAAGATCGTTAAGACTAGCTGTTTCTAATTTGCTGACGGAAAAGTGAGGAATCCTTATTACGATTCCATTATTGCGACGTTTGACCAACATAGAATTAAACGTCCCATATTTCGGATGAAAATGGCTCTTAGAATCATTTGGTTTCATACCAAGTTCTGGTGATTCTTTGATCCAGCGCTCCCTCTCCTCTTGACGACAGAATCCTAACAAATCATCTCCATTAATTTTTTTATTTCTTATTCCCATAAACTCTGAGATCGAGTGGTTCATAATACAAAGGGCTGGGAAACTCAATAGGCCCCCCATTAGTTGACCACTAATTAAGCTGACTGTCTTTTCTGGATATATCAATTCTTCGTTCAAAGAATGCCGAACGATATCATGATATTCAACAGGTACCTTACGAATAATACAATCATAGATTGCTTTAGTAAATTCGCAAGGTATGAAGTCCGTTGAATTCGTGTAATCTCCACTTAATAACCACTCATTCTTTAATGGTTTATCAAGTTTCACAACGGAATTCACTTGAGCACCGATGTATTTAAACATACCCTTGTGCTTCAAATGACGGTGGATATTCCATTGTAAAGGCTTCAATAAAAATGTAGCCGGATGATTCGTTGTGATTACACGACTTTTTCCAGAGTCAGTAATAATTTTGACCTCATGTTGATGTGGAGTTCTATAGAAATCTTCAAGAAGAAGACGGATAGTTGGACCCATCTTTCCCTCGGAAACCCATTCCTGCCACTCAACTCGATCTAAA